GTTCCCGGATATGCGCCTCGACGGCCCTCAGATCGACCGTGTTGCCGGGCGTCGGGATGATGAAACCCTGCTCTGCCCATTCGACATAGTTGACGCCATGCCGATCCCCGCGGTCGCGCAGATTGTCCTCGGGACAGAAAAACCACGGGTGCACCTGATACCCGTCGTCGCCATCGCGCCACGCCGCGACCACGACGGTCAGATCCTCGTTCTTCGACAGGTCCACGCCCAGCCATGCGGGCGCCTGCACCATGTCCAGTTCCTCCAGATCGACCGGGTGATCGCCTTGGTCATAAACGTGCATCTCGACAAAGGGCGAGCTTGACTGGTCCAGCCAGCGATTGAGGTTGAACTGGAGAAACGAGTCGCGCTCGAAGGGGCTGTGCTGCGCCTTGCGGGCCTTGTCGCGGAAGCCTGCAATATCGGGATAGCCATATTGCAAGCCGGGGTTCGTGGCGAACCACACGGCCTCGTCGTGCCAGTCGTCTTCGGGCTCGGCCATGAATATGACCGGCAGGGTCGCGGGGTCGTCGATCTCGCCTTTCTGCACCTTCACGGCGTAATCCACGGTCTGCCAGGCAAGGTTTTCCTGCCCCCGGCCTGCCGTGCTGGCGACGATCATCATCGTGCCGGGCACCTTCACCAGGGCGCTATCGAGGGCCTCCCATTGACGTTGACCAGCGGCGCCGTGCCACGCGTGCAGCTCGTCCGCGATGACAACATTGGGTGTCTTGCCGTGCTGCACTTTTCCATCCGAGGCGACAGCAAGATACCGGCTGCGATCGGCAGGAAAGCGGATCGTCGAAATGTACTCTCGCACATTGAGGTGCTTCATCAGGCGCTTGTCGTTCTCGATGATCAGCGCGGATTCGTTGAAAAGCTCCATAGCCTGTTCGCGTGCGGCCGCCGCCGACACGATCAGGTTTCCGGGCTGACGCTCGGGGCCGATCAGGTGCAGAAGGTTGATCGCGGCGGCGAGGCTGGTCTTGCGATTTCCCCGGGGCAACAGCAGCGTGACACGCCGCACCATGCGGCTGCCGTCCTCATGGCGCGGCCCGTAAATGCGGCGGATGATTTGCTCTTGCCAGGGGTCGAGCTGAAAGGGGTGCCCGGGCGCCGGGTTCTTTGGGTGCTTCAAGCGGCGCAACCATTGAACGGCCCGCTCGCCTCTTTCCAGCGGGTCGTCGATCTCCTCGGGTTTGTCTATCCAGTTTGGCCTCAGGACCATGACGATCACCCCACCAAGTCGTCATCGGCGTCCGCATCGTCACGGATACTCGGGCGCGACCGGCTGACCGGCGTCAGGCCAAGTTCGGCGGCAAGCTGCCGTGCGGTCTGCATGGCGTCCTTCAGAACCAGTGACGCGGGGTTGCGGCGCAGGTTCCCATGGTCGTCCTCGTAGACGTGCCCCCGCTCTTGCAGCACGCGCTCGGCCTCGCGACCGGTGCTGATCGCGGTGCAATAGTTCTCGACGCTGCCCATGTCCGCGTCAGTCAGGATGCGGCGCTCCACCAGCAGGGGCATGATCCGCCGCCATTCCGACTTCGCGTGCTGTGCCATCCACGCGGGGGCGCGGGGCACGTGTGCGACGGCCTTCTGATCTTCTGCCGGCCCCCTCTTGGGCTTGAGGCCCTTCATGCTTCTGCCCTCACTGTGTTGGTTCGGATCTCCATGTGCCGCCGCATTGGGTCCGGCACAATTTCCTTGATGTTGTGCGCTGTTTCCTCGAACAGGATTCGATCTGCGTTGCTGATGCTGTCGAGGTAGCGGGTCCGAAACACGACAATCTGCTCATCGCTTGCGCCCTGGTTCCGCAAGAATTCCTCGGTTGACCGCTGCACCACCTCGGCCCGTACAGTGGCAAAGGTCTGCCATGTGTTTTGCGGCGTTCCGAAGGCGTCCACTGTCGTCGTCGCCTTCTGAACCTCGACCTGATAGCGTAGCGTGCCGGATCTCATGATGCCTCCTCGACGATCAGGGCCTCGAGCGTCACAACGCCATGGCTGGTCTCGCCGTCCGGGTCGCGCATGGCGCGGCTATCCGCAATGTAGAGATCGGCCACGTGGTGTCCTGCATCGAGGGACAGGCGGTCGCGCAGGGCCTCGCGGATCGTCGCATTGATCGCGGTCACGCCTGCAAGGGAAGCCTCCAGTTTCCAGACATGGATCGTGTGAAAGACGCGGCTGCGCTTGCGGGCGATGTCGCCCTCGTCGAGAACCTGCGCCTCGCCAAGGATGATAGACGGGCTCGGGGCGGGGCGCTGATTGCGATCGAGGATCGCGGATGCGGGCACCAGATCGGTAACGGCCGATGTTGCCACCAGCCGCGCCCGGATCGCTTTCTGAAGGGTCAACGCCGCGCTCACTTGTTGAACTCCTCTTTCACGGCCTTGGACAAGGCGCGCTTGATGCGCGTCTCGGCGCGCTTCCTTTGAGACCGGAACGCGGGCCAGAAGAATGGCTGCGCCGGGGCCTTCGTGGTGCCGAACTCGACCAGATGCGCATAGCGCACATCAGAATTGCCGGCCGTGACCGCCGCCGCGCCCTCGGGCACCATTTAAATCGCGTAAGTTATTGTATTATATAGATAAAGACGACATTAGGTGTTGAAGTATCCCCCTAATTATACACCCTTTGCCTTGCGCTTACGGCCTCTTTTATAGTCGGGAAAAATAAATTGCACCTGATACGCCAGCCGATGCCCGAGCCGTGAAGGCGTCCGCAGTTTCGCCCGGCTCGCGTGCAAGCCCGCCGCCACCCATCAGCAGCGCCGCGCCCGGTTCGCCCGTTGTGGCGTCGCAAATATAAATCACGGTAGGGCCAGCATCAGCGCCGCCATGCTTGGCTTCCAGTTTCGCAATTCGTGCCTGACGTGTCATGTCCGCACCGCTTGGCTTCCATCAAACCCAAGAGTAGCGCGTGGTCTGCGTACAAGCGGCATGGGTCAATCAACTGGCTGAAAACGTGCGCCCTGCCATTGCCCTACTGTGTCATCGGAAGGTGGCTCTACCAACAAATGGCATAATAGAATTCAACGATTGCATGTCGATTCCGTAACAGTGTGGTTGTAATTTATTCTTCTAACAAGCACCTACTTCATGACTACCGAACTTCAATTACAGAAAGCTCTATTGAAACAACTGTCTCATTTGGATTAGTCACCTTGAGGCCGTGGCGTCGTACAATTTCACCAGATGGAGCGAGGCCCTGAGGCAGACTTCCAGAGTAGAATATTTGGCTGTCAGCAACCTCGACAATTTTCTGATCTTGGTTAAATCCAACAATCGCGACCTTTAGATAAGTTAAAGTCTCATCGCCTGCATTTAGTACCGTGTAATTAATTGCATACAGCGGTCGACCGCTTATACTCTCCTGCAACTCGTCTTCTACACTAAGTTCAAGAAATTGGACATCACTTGGAAGCGGATCGGCATTCACAGCCATACCAGTGGAAAAGACTAGCGCAGTCATAAATACGAGCGGCTTAGTGCTGGCGATCAAAAAACTATTCTCCGAGCTTAACTTCAACCAGCATTCCCCGAGTGGACTGCTTCTTACTGTACCTTATCGCTGTTTTGCCTGCCAATCAAGTGTCATAAACACGCTGTGCCGCCAGCGATACGTTGCTTGAAATCCAGCACAGGTTCCCCTTCACGCCGCGCAAAAGTTCCTTGCCCCGGAATGACTGCCTTGAAGGGTTCGCCCGTTATGGCGTCGCATCTGTAAATCACCATAGGGCCAGCACCACCGCCGCACCGCTTTCCTTCAAGTCTCGCAATTCGTGCCTGACGTGTCATGTCCGCAGCGATTCCAGCACCACCAGCCGGGCTTCCAGTTCGGTTGTTTCCAGCGTCCGCCGGTAGGTTTCCACCAGCGCCATGATATGCGCGCCTTCGGTTGGTGTCAGGTCGCCATCGGCCACCGCGCCCAGCACCGCACCAGCGGCCTTTGCAGCGTCGCGGGCGGTTTCCATCGGGGGCAGGTCAAACGTCACCGGGGCGTCGCGCCGGGGCGGGGCGATGCGTTCAAGGCATAGGCGCAAGGCGGTCGTGTCGCCGCCCAAGGCCATTGTCACGGCTTGCCGGGTCAGCGCTTTGGCTTCGCCGTCCAGAAGCGCCAGCGCCGCTTGTGTCGCCTTGTGTCGCGTGCCCTTGGGCTTGCCGGAATTGCCAGGGCCAAAGGTGCCATCCGTATTGCGTCCGCTTTTACGGGTCATATCGCCCCCTGTTCATCCGCCAAAGCCACCAGCGCTTCAAGGTCAGTGTCGCAAAGGGAGCGCGGAAAGGTGCCATCCGCTTTGGCTTGCATTACGCGCGCCACCACATCAGGGGCGAGGCCCATCAGATCAAGGGGCGGGGATACGCCCAGCGCTGGGCGCTTTGCTTCCAGTCTTGCCAATCGTTTTCCCAGCATCGCGCACCCCATTTGTTACAGTATAACACATCTTGACGCTGGGCGCTATGGCATGTCAGGCGGCAAAGCGCCCGCCTTCGATGATGCGGGCTTGGCCAAGGGCGGCGAGGCTTTCCAGCAGGGGTTGCACCGATCCGGCGCGGCCCCGTTGGAATGTGCGGGCGACTTGTTCGGGGGTGGCGGTGCCAAGGTCGGACAGGGTGGCGCGCACGGCGGCGATTTGTTCGGGCAGGGTTTTGGGCCATGGGGTCTTGGCGGTGGTCACGGTGGGGCCAATATCCATTGTGGATTGGACGCCCTTGGCCACGGCGGCATGGCCTGCGGGGTTCTGGTATTCGGGGCGCAGCCAGCGGATATGGCCGCGCGCTTCCTCGGCTGCGCGGTCCCGGTTCAGGTCCACCAGACGGTGCAGGATTTCATCGTCTGTCAGGGTGGCAGGCCAGCCGTAGGCGGCGGCCACGGCGATGTCGATCTGGTCGTGAAGGTCGCGCAGGATGCCGATAAGGCCATTGTCATATATTTCTTTGTCCTTGCCTTCGATCCGCTGCCCCGAGCGCAGCTTTTCCAGCACGTTATACATGGCGGTCAGGGTCAGTTTCGGATGCGCGGCCTGTTGCGCCTTGCGATGCGCGTCGAGCTGTTCGCCAAGGCTGCGCAGGTGGGTTTTCTGCGCTTCAGTGGGGACAGGGAAGGGAAAGGGGTCGAAGCACACGGATTTATTGTATCGGGGCCGATCTTCTAGAGTCCCGCCCGCGTTGAGCGCCCAAGTTACATGAAATCTAGATGACAGCACGGCCAATGCGGCTGCATCATCAAGGCCAATAGCGACAAGCATATTGTCCGGTAATGTCGAGCCTTCGAGAAATTGAAAGTTGCGGTGTTTGGTTGTTTCTACAGTAACAATGAAGCGGCTTAGCCCATCAAGTGCAGGACGGATTTCACTTCTAGGTCTGCCAAAAACCCACCAATTCTTCTTTATCGACAGATCACGGTTTTCGTCGCGTTCCGGCTTAACATTGTCTGAAATGTGTTGATAGACAGCAGGATATCGGTTGCGCACTTCGCTTTCAGTCAGCCCGAAAAGGTCGATGACCATTGCGCCGCGCGAATTGGCAGTGAGGTCACGCCCGTTGCGATAGTGGCGAATATGGTTTTCAAGCCCCGGCACGCTCCCAAGGCCAAGGGTGTGCGCTTGCTCTGGTGAAACTATGAATCCAGCCCCGAACAACATGACGCCGCGAGATGAAAGGCCTTCATGCGCCTTCAATGGCACAGCCCCCGCCACATCCGCCCCGATGCGCAGATTGGCGAAAATCTTGCCCTTCTGGATATCAAAACGCACGGTGCGGCCCTCGGCCTCGGTCTGGCCTTTTACTTCCTCGGTCACGGTCAGCAGCCGCCCCGTCGCCTTGCTACGTTCGGCCACCGTCATGGCAATGCGCACCGCCGCCCCGTCGCCTGCATCCACCCAAGGGTGGTCGGGAATAGCGAAGGTCAGCGAAAGCCCGGTTTTCGGGTCGGCCAGATGCGGTTCCAGCACCTTGCGGTTGAAGGTCTGGCGCAGGGAATTGGTGGTAATCAGCCCAAAGCGGCGCGTGCCCTTGGCCCGTGTCTTTGCAGTCGCCGGTTTCCAGCCCCGCGTGGCCAGCGCCGCCTTATCCCACCAGAACATGACAAAATCGGCGCTATGCGGCATTTTCGGATAAGCTTTCCAAAGCGCCTCGGCGTAGCCATCGCCCAAGGCGTCGCGCATCCGGCTGGCCCCGATGAATGGCGGGTTGCCCACGATGAAATCGGCTTGCGGCCATGTGGCGGGGGCGGGTTTCAGGTAATCCAGAACGGGCGTGCGCGCGGCTGCATCGGGCACCTGTTCGCCGGTCACGGTGTGGGTCGTGGTGGTGATGCCATCCCAGCGGGTGACGGGCGCGCCTGCATCATCCAGCCGGGGCCGCGTGCCCTGGCAGGTCAGCACCGCGTCGCGATTCTCGATATTGCGGAAGTCGCGCAGCACGGGTTCGGCCGGGCTGGCCTTGCCATGGGTGCGGAAGTGCCATTGCAGAAAGCCGATCCACAGCACCAGTTCGGCCACCGCCGCCGCCCACGGGTTCAATTCAAGCCCAAGGAATTGGTGCGGGTCCACGGTATGGCCCGCCAGCGACAGGGCGTCTTGATCTTCGCCCAGATCGGCCAGAAGGGCGGTCACTTCGCCTTCGAGCCGTTTCATCAGTTCAAGGGCGACGTAAAGGAAATTGCCCGAGCCACAGGCCGGGTCCAGCACGCGAACCTCGCACAGTCGGGCATGGAAGGCGCGCACGGTATCGCGGGCTTTGTCCTCGCGCCCTTGGGCCGCCAATGCTACCGCAGCGGCCTGCACATCGCGCCAATCGCTGCGCAGCGGGTCGATGATGGTGGGCACGACAAGGCGTTCGACATAGGCGCGCGGCGTGTAATGCGCGCCCAGCTTGTGGCGTTGCCGCTTGTCTAGCGCGCGTTCCAGCAGGGTGCCGAAAATGGCGGGTTCCACGTCGCGCCAATCGCAGGTGGCGGCGTCGATCAGCAGGGACAGTTGCACTTCGGACAGGGGCAGTGCGTCGGCTTCCTTGAACAGGCCGCCGTTGAAGCGTTTGAGGTCAGTTGTCAGAACGGCGGAAAAGCCGCCAGTATTCATGATTTCCCACAGGGCCTTGAGCGCGGGCGCGGCATGGGCCGGATGCCCGCGCAGGCGTTTCAGCAGGTCGGAAAAACAGCCGTGTGGGATAAGGTCCACATCCTCGGCAAACATCGTGAACAGGCAGCGCATCAGGAAGCGGGCCACCTGTTCGGGCTCATGGCCTTGGCCCTCAAAGGATCGGCCAAGGGCGGCCAGACGGTCGGCGACTTCGCGGGTGACTTGGGCGCTGATCTTGGACGGGTCGAGCGCGTGCGGATCAGTCCAGATTGTGCGCAGGCGTTCACGGGTCTTTTCATCGCGCAGATCGTCCAAGGTGATGCGATAGCGGTTGCCATCGGGATATTGCGTGTAGCCTTGGCCTTGGCCCGAGAAATCGGAATAAAGTTCGATGACGTGGCCCACGTCCACAATCATCAGGAAGGGCGGCCAGCCATCGGTCCGCGACACGGCGCGGGCGTAGCCATCGGCTTGAGCGCGGGCGCGCAGCATGGTGTCATCCCACCGCCTTGTGCCGCGCGCGCCATGGCCTTTGCGGGTGGGGGCGGGCAAATCGGGGATAAGGGCGGGCTGGGGCGCATCCTCGGGGCCAGTGCCACCTGTGCCTTGCTTGGCTTCCATGACAAAATGCCCAGCGCGGTAAAGGTCGATAAAGCCGCGCGATTGGGTGGTGGTGTGGATGAAGGTCACGGGATGTTCGAAACAATAGGTGTTATCGCGCATGGCTTCGGTTGCGGGTGCGGGGCGCGCCACGCCCAGAATGTCAGTCAGTTCGTTCGCGAAGGTCTGAAAGTTCGCCCGTTCGCTGCCGCCGGATGCCTTCCAGCGGGTGATAAATTCCTCAATTTGCAAAAGCCTGTCCCAACTACCGGATTGTTCAACCTGCTAACATTCTTGCACCGCCACCGGAATATTTGAAAGCAAAGAAGGTGCTTGCGCCGATTATGGATCTTCCCATTGTTTTGTGATGCCGCTCCAGAGCCGCCCGTTCTGCCCGTTCTTTTCCCAGTCCGCAAAGGTCACGATGCGGCCCGTCCCTGCCTTTTAATAGTCGGTAAAAATTCCCTGCATCAGGGAAAGCCCCCGGCCCGGACGGCGCGCGCGGGTTTCGGTTTCTGGCGCGGGGGGCGTTGCGACACTTGCGACAACTGCGACACAGTAATTACTGACACGTCACAGTAATTACTGAATTGCCGCCCCGTGTCGCAGTTGTCGCGGATGTCGCAAGGGGGTGCCACGATTTCCACCAGCTTGGCGAAGGCGTCAAACCACATCGCCCGACCCTTTCACGATGCGCCACGCTTCCTTGCGTGCAGCCCCGCGCACCACGGTTCCGGGGTCGAGCGGCACAATCCAGCCGTGTTTTTCGAGGATGCCCAGCGCCGCCCGCGCCTTGGGGCTTTCGCGC